CCATGCATATTAAGGTTTGACAGATATGAAGGTTTGTGATACAATCCCGCTTCGAAGGTTTGGGGATAGGAAGGTTTGAGGTTTGGGATTACGAACGCCTTCTATAAAAGGGCTCCCTAACCCACTATCCTCCACTTCACTCCACTTCTAGACTATCTAATTAAATTATCAGTAACATTTATCTGTGGATAAACCTGTGGATAACTAACATTTCCAAACCACAAACCCTGTGGATAACTGCTATAATTAAACCATGAAACCTTTTCTCATTATAATGCTTGGCCTGTTCATATTTCTTAACTGGATGGCCTATCTACAAATGCAAAGGATGGGTGGATAATGCTAAACATCCTATGCTTTGATTGTGGATCTATGTTCCAAGTACCTTATGGGGTATCAAACCCTACATCTAAATGTCCAAAATGCGACGGCAAATAAAGATTACGATAGGTCCTTTATAGCCCTATTGACCATACGGATCAAACCTTTTCGGGTTATCTTCGACGCATCAAATGTCTCCGTATAGCCCCCTTGTGGCATATCTGCCTTATCCAGGAAAGAACCATACTTCTTAGTGAGTGTATTTACTACTAGGGATTCTATTGCTCTTGCCTTATCCCGTTCGGAAAACCACCAATACTTAATTAATATCCAACCCTTGGTCCTATGGCTTGCAAACCTTCTGCCTGACACATCTGATATCCCTATTTTGACAGCCTTATGCACAGGGCTGTATAGTATATATAGTAGGGTCATATGTCTATTATACTTGACTTCCCCCGCCAAATCTGAGATAATGGTTTTATGACAGATATAGAAGACTTCATTAAAGAGCCTTGGAAAAGGTTCAACGAGATGAGAAACACACCACACGAATGTGATTACGATTACAGGATAGACTCCTCTGGCACCATGTTCTTTGAGATATGTAAACTATGCCTTGACACTAAGGGTGTTATCGAGATGAATGAATGAGGTGTAAAGCCCTAACCAAAAAGAAAACCCCTTGCAGCATAGATGTTGAGGATTTTCGCAAAAATGGTTTGTGCCATGTCCATGATCCTAATGGAAAGTTTAAGATACAGCAACGCAACAAAGGGTGGAAAGATCATACCGTCATTGGTGTGTGTGACCACAAATGGTATATGCGTGATGTAGGAATCCAGTGTACTAAATGCTTTGAGGTTTGGACAAATGATCTACCCTAACTGTGGCACCTATGCTGGCTATCGTAAACACCACAACCATAAGACTAAACCTTGTGTTGAGTGTTTAGCAGCATCTAGTATTTACAATAGATTACGATATGCCAAGAATAATCGTGCTCATGTGACTGCCAAGTATCGTGCCTCAAACCTTGATAAGGTAAGAGAGCGAGAACGATCTAAGAATAGGCGACGCAGAGCAAAGATTACGAACGACTATAATGAACTCCAGGTTATATCTGTATATGGGATTGATTGCTACTTATGTGGATTAGAGATTGACTTTATGGCTCCCCGAAAATGTGGGATAGATGGCTGGGAGCATGGTTTGCATATAGACCATTTGGTCCCTCTTGCAAAGGGTGGCTCAGATACATTAGAAAATGTTAGACCAGCACATGGGATATGTAATTTGAGAAAATGGGCCAATCAGGGATAGTAACCCCTAGTGCCCGTCTAGGGCATAGGAAGGTTTATAACTCCTATTTTGCGCCGAACTTAAAGACTAAGAAGTTCTTGTAAACATTTGGAGAGAAACACGCAGACTTCCTTCGCTCACTGGAGTTGTATAGTGTTTTTCATTGTCATCGTTATACACCAAAAGGCCTTGAGACGGAACTAACACCTTCCACTTGTTATCATTTTTGTCTAGATAGTTAAAAGTTCCACCATCCTCAAGTGACCACTTAGGGTTGATGTAGGATGTAAAAACCTTTCTATCTGTTTCAGCAAAGCCATCGCTATGAAGAGGGATATACGCACCTGGTGTCCACAAGAATACCATTATCTGTAGAGCGTCATCCATGCTTACAATCCCTAATCGTACAAACTCTTCTTTTAATTTTTTAACAATCTCATCAGGTGGAAAATAGATTATAACTGGTCTACTATCTTTTACAATCTTAGGATCCCAAGAGGCGTTGGTCTTTGTAACAATAGGCCTTGGAAAACCAAGTGGGTGTGCATCCTGTATTCCATAATAGTAAGAGGTGGCCCAATTAAATATATCTGAGCACAACTCTTTGCTTAGTCCACTCTCAAATATTTTCATATAGCGAGTATAGCACAGGGTATGCTATTATAGACTTATGGAACCATACAAGCCAAACACTAGGATTAAGAATCCAAACTACGAGTACTCCATCGTAACAGTTCCTAGGACAGGCTCTCACTATCTTCAAGATAGAATTGAGCAACACACAGGGGTATATATTAGGAAATATCATGATCTACAAGATAACAAGATGATAACAATAGTAAGAGATCCAGTAGACTTCCTATCTTCTTATGTGGCTATGGAGTCTCTATACTATGAAGGAAGACTTGATAAGTTTTTGGCTGACCCTGATAAGTACTGCTTTGGTGACTGGTTTGCTCAAGATGATATAAGCATTATTGACAATTTTCACATTATAATCAAGTATGAGTCTTTGACAGATTCACCACTTGAAACCATAACAAAGGTGGCAGAGAAAATGTCACTTGACATAATTGAAACCAGGTACAAGAGCAATGTCACCGACATGCCATACAGGAAGTATGTGGCATCTAGCAAGAACCTAAAAGATTATGAAAGAATAAGGAAGATAATAGAGCAACAGGACCTTACAAGGACATATGAAATTTACAATAAGTTCTTAGAGAAGGCTATATAAATTATGATACAATTGCCAAATGCACAAATTGGAATCATCATACACTAAGTTTATGGGCTACAAGGTAGCCTGCAATGGGTGTGACCAACTATATTTTAAGCCTAACGATGATCCATTTGTCTGCCTAACCTGTTCTGAAGGTTAATGGTATAATAGTTATATGTCATATGCAATCAATAATAAACCAGTAGGGAATCACCCTGACTCAATCGAAAGAACTGAGTCGTATCGTAAATTTTTTAATAGATTAGGCAACTCCAAAGATAACATTATAACTATTCCTAACTTTTTAACACAAGAAGAAATATCTTATCTTATGGATGGCCTAGAAGAAAGACACTCACATCGTTTTGTTTCTCAAAAAGGTCCTAACGGAGAGCCATTAACTTACATGCATAAGTATGACGGTCTGCCTGATATCTACAATATTATAAGTAGAGTTAAAAATGAAATAGTAAAGGCATACAAAATAGAAGATATTAAAATAGTAGAAAAAGAAGACTTTCTAGGTGTTGTTCACTGGGAGACTGGATCTTACTTAAATGTTCATGTAGATGATCTTGGTTATGTAACAGAAAACCATTTGCCAATTATTATTTATTTAAATGATAACTATGAGGGTGGAGAGATTAAGTTTGAAACACATGATCTTTCTATTAAGCCAAATACTGGTGATTTAGTTGTATTCCCTGGAAATATGCATTATGCTCATGAGGTTACAAAAGTTTTATCTGGCGATAGATATACATTGCCTATTTGGTTTACGGTAGTTGAGTAATGACAGAACATACAAAGAAAAGAAAACTACTAGATGGTTCTGAAGTTAATGATTATGACTATCCAATTGATCTAATCTTGCATACAAAAGCACCAGGCAAATGGAAGTTGATTGACCTTGAAACAGGACAAGAGTATCTTGGCTCAGACATATCACATGAAAGTTTTGCAGAACTATTAAGAAGCAAGGTATCTTATTCAAAAATAGGTTCTTGGTTTAAGACTAAAGGAAGAGTGACTAATAATGGAAAATAAGAATAAGCCTATAACATTTCACTGGATGTGGAGAAGACACTGGCAGATAAATGACAGCATTGAAAACCTAGACCTTAAGGGAATTCTTGGTATGGCACAAGAACTAGATAATGCTAATGTAAAGTCTGTCTTGCTTCCATATGGACCAGGAGGTATTGATTTTTCATTAGTAATAAAAGAGGCATTAGAAAAAACAAATCAACTAATAATGACAATCGCTTTACCAGCATATGGCGTAAGCCCAGATTATTCTGCAAAGATTCTTGAAACCTTAAATCGTTTTGCTCCTGGAAGAATTGGTGTAAACATGGTTGCTGGAAGATGGGGAGACGAAGGCAATGGTCACTCTGAAAAGTTGGTAATCGATCACTATATGCATGATCCTTCATTGATTGACACCCTTGAAAAAAGAGTTGCCATATCTGAAGTTTGGATGGACAAGGTAATGGCTTTAATGGAAAACCATCAGCACAAAACACACATGGCAGTCGTTGGCTCATCAGATACAACAATAAGAATAGCAAACAAGCATTGCGAATATATCTATGTTGATGATAATTTATTGTTTAAAGAACAGTTTAAAAAGATTGATCTAGATAAGGTGAAGCCAATAGTGATTATTGATCCACTTATTACGACACATCCAGACGATGAAAAGTATGTCAAGTATGATAAGAATGCTCCAGTTAGACAGCAGCATCACTTGATAAAAGGAAAATTAGTCGATGTTGTAGCACAAATAAGAAATCTATCTGAGAAATTTGGCATTTATGACTTTATGATTCATACTGATCAAGAAGACATTAGCAAGTTGTTAGATATGGTAAAAAACTTTAATGATATTGTGGTTCCTGAAGGAAATGTTATTGGCTACTCTGATCTAACAGTAAAAAACTTTAATAAAATTGGAGGCAGTCCTACCAATATTAAGGTGCTCAATAACTACTTAAGCAAAGAAGAATGTGAACACATTATAGGACTTATAGATAGTACAGAGACAAGTAATAATCGTCCTTTGCAGCCAGACAGTTCTGGAAATCCTGCAATATCTTTGTTGTATTACGATTCACTTACCTATTCAGAAAAATATATACCTGGGATTCAGGCTATACTAGAAAAAGAATTTGGTGTAAAACTAAAGCCAAGGAATTCTCGTTTTGCTCAATGGGTTCATAATAATAGTCAAACTATCCCAATAGATGATATGGGTCATAAAGACTCAAACCATTTGGCAGGCTGGGTTTATCTAAATGATGACTACGATGGTGGAGGTTTGTCTTTTATTAATCAGGGACTATCACTTAAGCCAAAGGCTGGTGATCTAATTCTGTACCCTGGAAATCCTCACTATTGGTATCATGTAGGGCCAGCAAATGGTTCGAGATACATTATGCCAATATGGTTTGATTTTGTATAATGGTATAATAATTAAATGGAAAAGTCTAAGTGTTTTTTTTGTAAGAATGATGCTACACATTACGATATAGTGGTAAACCATGAAGATTTTATCGTTGCAGATGTGTGTCTGACCCATTTGTCTATGGGATTAATATCCTAGTATGGACCAACTAAAAATAGTTGCCTACCCAAGGTCTGGGACTCACTATCTTCAAAACCTAATACTAGCATACTCTTCTAAAAAAATAACATTTAGCCACTATGCAGTTCCTGAAGATAGTTTTATTATAACCATTGTAAGAGATCCTTTTGATACTGTTCAATCCTTTATGGCAATGAAAAAGCACTACAATCCAGAAACATATAAGGAGACTGACTACCTAGACTACTATGTTGGACTCTATAAATATTTAGATGTTAATGCTAATATAGTTATTGATTATAATGATCTGATCAATTTCCCCGAAGAGACAACAAAAATGCTGTGTGATTTAATTGGTTTTGAAAAAAACACATCCAACTACGGTGTGCTCGGTGACAATAAAGAAATAGAATACTTAGTGTCTAGCAAAAAGGTTAAAGAATATAGTGAAGAATATTTTAAAATAGAGGAAATGTCAAACTGCTATAATGAGTACAACAAACTTTTATCTAAAGCAAACATAGTAAGGAAGTAAGCCAATGAGACAAATTACAAAAAACATCTTAGACTTTTATGAAGATAATGAAATCAATTACCACTATTTAAAAAAACACTTTACAAATACTATTGAAGTTGGTTATTACGCACCATATGCAACAAATGTTGTTCTAAATAAGTCAAATGGAGAGCCCTTTTTACCAACTGTAGATGAACAAAATACATACGAAATCAACGGACTTGGCATGCGTGGAGAAGTATATCCTGATGCCGATGTTTTAGCGTCTGGTTGTTCAATCACATTTGGCATTGGTGTTCCAGAAGACGGAAGATGGACAAATCTTTTAAGTAAAAAGATGAATACAGAGGTAATGAACCTAGGAAATCCTGGAAATTCTGTATCAACTGTATGTGAAAATGTTATTCGTTACTGTATGAATAATAAAATGCCAAAAGAAATTTTTTGCTTAATGCCAGATTTTTTTAGAAGTATGATTGTTGTAGACAAAGAATTTTACAAATCAGGGGTAAAAAGAGAAGGCGTTGGTGTAAGTGATTATTTAGAATTAATGTTTTGTAATCCTGTAGTTAAAACAGATAGCCGTGTTGTCTATATGGAAACAAAAAATAAACGAAACATAGAAGACGCAGTATCTCCACATCAACTAATTTTAAATTCCGTAACTTCTATTTATACCCTAGAGTCATTTTGTTTATCAAACAATATAAAACTATACTGGACAACATGGGATAGGGCAAGTTCTGAAATAATGTACCAATTGTTGGACATTAAAGATTTTAAATTAAAGAACTTTGTTCCTTTTTACCCAAGACATGCGATAGGACACCTTCAACATTTTATAAAAGAAACTTGTACTTCAGACCACAACTCTAACTTTAAAGATCATTTATGTTGGCATGATGGATCTGATTACTCTGTTATAGATTATAAAAAAGAACCTTCTCATTGTCATCCAGGAATTCATTACCAAGAGCATGTGGCAGAATTTTTTTATGGCCTACACAGTAAAAATAACACAATAGTTTGACTTCTTGCCCAGTTTAGGATATACTGAATATATGATTCAATGGATTGCCGATTACGCACACTGGGTACTTGCCTGCATTGGTGTGTCTGGTATTTATTTTGTGGGCAGGAAAACCCTTTGGGGATGGTTTGTGCTATTGTTTAACGAGTGCTTATGGATAGCCTATGCTTTAGTGACAGACCAGTACGGATTTATCTTTGCAGCAGTAGCCTATGGCGCTGTTTATATTAGATCATATCTTCACTGGAGGAGAGATGCTTAAACATTACGATATTCCTGATCCTTTTCAAACCTTTGTAGCCAAGAAGTATGCCAACGCTAAGGGTTATGTACATGACTTCTTTACTGGGGAGTGGTCTTATAGGTGTAGTGCTTGTAAAGATGATCTTTATGCTCCATCCCGCAAAATTATGACAAAGATTAGATTGTTTCATACACGCAATGAGTGCTTAGGAGGATGGTAATGGAATTAGGACAAATGCTACTTAGTAATACTCCGTCACAATCAGAAGAGGCTAATTGGGCTACAGAAGGTCTTAACTTAATTGCAGAGGTTATTGCTGAACACCGTGGATATTCTCACGGTAAATATGGCTATGCAAACCTTCTAACATCAAACTCTGGTGATCCAGAATTTATCAATGATGTATTTGAGATGCGTCCTTATTGCTGGTGTGATTCAGGTTGGGGAGAGTATGAAGGTCCTCATCCAGATGGTTGTGCACCCAACTTTGTGTACAAGAAAAATGGTTTAGTTATTACTTGGTACAAGCATGCCAATCGTGGCATAACTGCAAATATGAAATATCCAGGGGCTAAGAATTGGGCTAAGGCTGTTATGACATGTATTGAGAGTATTAAGTAATGCCTATTTATGTTCCTATTTATGTTAATCAGACCTTAATTACAACATACACCATTGGAAGAGTTTCAGGTGATACAAACCCTGACTCTATCAATACTTATTTAATTACAGAAGAAGGTTTTTCTTGGGAGACTGGTCAAATGTTTAATCATAGGTACGGAGATAGCATAGAGACTTGCGTAACTAAGGGTCTTAGTGCTATGATGGATACATGAAAATAGGACCATATACACTACGCAAACCTTGGGTTAAGTATGAAACCTTAGAGTTAGACATTGAAGAGCAATTGATGAGAGCAGTAATGAACTCAATTAGATCAGATATTGTGGCAGATATTATCTCACTTGATCTTTGTGATATTGATTGTGATGTGATTCACTACCTTGAAAAAACGGCACGAGCATGAGATACTTTACAAAGGGCTGGATAAAGGCAGGTGTCTGTGATAGTTGGGGTTTTGCCTTTGAGTTCTACCCAAGAGAGAAGTCATTAAGTATTACATTTATACATTGGTATGTAATTATTGAGAGGGACTATAGCCACTACTGGGCAGAAAAGGATTCAGAATGAGTGATGCAGTTACTATTTATATCTACCGTCAAACAAATGGCTGGGAGTCTGATGTATGGCGTGGAGATGATAATTTAGGTGGTTGTACAGCACCTACAATGGCTGGTGTATTTGATATTGCCTATGACATAATTGCAGAGCACGATCCTTCATGGTCTGACTTTAATGCGAATGAGGACCTATGACACACGATGAATTGTTGGCAAAGATAGATAATTTTGAACCTGATTACGAATTAGATTCTGTTAATTCAATGAACGCCCTTTATGCAGTAGTCCAGTTACATAAGCCAGTTATGCAATGGAGTGGTGGGTATGATGCAGAAGAAAATCCATTATATGCAGAACAGTGCAGTGATTGTTCAGGCAATGGTTTTACACAAGAATATCCATGCCCAACTATTCAGGCTATTGAGAAGGAGTTAATATGATAATTAAAATATTATGGGTCATCTGTTCGTTGATTGTATTTAGGTACACACTAAAGAATATGATTAAAGAAGAACTAAAAACTTTTGGCGGGATAGACGGAATCTTATTAGGACTATTCATTGTAATCTCTACAATAATTGCTGCAGCAGGACCTATTGCAATAGTGGCATTCCTTGTGTATAATGGACTTAAAGGAATTGCCAACGGTATTAGCGAAGGGTATCAAAATGAACGAAGCAGAGTTTGACCAAGAGTTTAATTTAGAAGACATTACGAACGCCATAGTAAATCAGGCTAAGGCTGAAGTTAAGTCTAAGTTTGGTAACAAGAAACGGCATAGACAATGACATGCAATGTTTGTGGACTATCTAAAGAATCAGAATGGTTTTGGAATTCTCACCAAACAATGTCGGATGGAAAGGTCTGGTGTGTCAATGCCAAGAGAGCCTAAGATTACGAAGATGGACTGGAGGGCCTTGGGTTACTGGCCTGTCTATAAGGATGGCAAGAAGGTTTGGGAAAAAGATGAAAAGGAACAAACTAAATGAGTATAGATGAAATGATGTTACGAGAAGAAATTGCAAAGGCTATTGAGGCTATTCCAGTTGAGGAATCTGTGACCAATGCTGTTGGTATGCGTACGCTTGCTGCGAAGGTTGCAAGAGGAGAAAATAATTATATGAATAGAATGTTTGAAAGACAGGAGGATTTTGAATGATTAGTTTATTCTTTTTAGTGCCAGCATTTATTGCAGGGTATGTAGCATGTTATTTTATTATGACATACAAAGTAAATCAAGATTAAGATAGGCTCACAAAACATATCCATTTATGATATAATTAATTATGAAATTTTTAACAAGAGATATACTTCCTTTTTATAAAGAAAATGAAGAAAATGTTTGGTATTTAGATAAATATTTTAAAAATACATCAAGAGTTGGAAATTATTCACCATTTCAAGAGGGTGCTGTTAGTTCAAGTCGCAGGTCTGAAGGTAAAGAAGTAGACACAATTGATGAAGTTAACACATACAAAATAAATTCTATTGGATGTAGGGGAGAAATCGATGAAGACTCAGACATACTTGCCTCTGGTTGCTCTATTACCTTTGGTCTTGGTGTTCCAGAAGAGGGAAGATGGACAAATCTTTTAAGCAAAAAGATTAATAGAAGTGTTACTAATCTGGGTGGCCCTGGAGCCTCAGTAGAAAGTATTTGTTTTAATATAATACAGTACTGTCTAAACACCAAAATGCCAAAAGAAATTTTTTGTTTGATGCCAGATTTTTTTAGAAGCATGATCGTTGTAGATAAAGAATTTTATAAATCAAAAGTTAATAGAGGATTAATGGGAACACTAGATCCCCTAGGTTATGTTTTTTGTAACCCAAAAATAATTAAAGATGGTAAATCATTTTTTATGGAGGTTGAAGATAAAAAATACGTAGAGGACTCAACTTCTCCACACCAACTGATAATGAACTCTGTTAGATATATTTATATGCTAGAAGCATTTTGCTCATCAAATAATATCAAACTGTACTGGTCAGTTTGGGACCCACCAAGTTCTTATATTTTAGAAGAATTGGGTAAAAATAAAGATTTTAAATTAAAAAACTTTTCATCATTTTATCCTCCTGACTCAGACTATAATGGTCCTGGATCAATGATATCCTGGCATTGTAAGCCAGAGAATCATGAGCACGAACTTAAAGATCATGTATCTTGGATCAATGGTTCTGATTATGCCTTTATAGATGGCAAAAAAACATTTCAAAATTCTCATCCAGGAATTCACACTCAAGAACATTTTGCAGATTTTTTTTATAATCTGTACAATAAAGACAAATAAAACTAATAAGAATTTTATTTGACAAACCTAAAGATGCAGAGTACAATTAATATATGAAACCAACAGCGCACATATACGATGTAGATGGAACCCTAGCCAATGTAGATCCATACCTACATCATGTTCGTGGCCCTAATAGGGACTACAACGCCTTTCATGAGGCTTCTATAGGTGCCCTGCCAAATGTAGAAGTTGTTGAGATGCTAAATAATTCTGTTAGTGATGGGCATTCTATTTTGGTTGTTACGTCTCGTAAAGAAAAGTATCGTGGACTGACCTCTATGTGGCTTGCCAAGAACAATATCAGATCACATGGCTTGTTCATGAGAGCAGATGACGATAACAGGCCAGACTATGAAGTAAAGAAAGATATTCTTGATAATATCAGTAGTCTATGGAATGTAACTCATGCTGTTGATGACAATCCAAATGTGATAAGATTGTGGGAAGACCACAAAATTCCTACAACCAAAATAGGAACATGGGATGGGAATAAGAATTGACAGGCAACCTAGAGAATGGTATGATTAGTATATGAAACAGACAAATAATAAGGTATCTCAACATAAAATTAAGAGAGCCGCTAAGAACAAGAAAAGAACACAGTCTAAGCCACACCTTTCAAAGTTTGAACGCAAACAGCAAAGGATCAGAGAAGAAATTATCCTAGGCTCATTGCAGTCTATACCTAATTAGAACTGGAGATATTCGTGGTAGATCATGACGAGTTAAACAAAATATCAAAAGAACTAAAACGCTACATAATTAAACAACACATGAAAACATATTATCATACCACTATTGGTATCTTATGCTTTCTGCTTGGAACATTCTTTGGATTACTAATCAAATAAGGTCTAGCACCAGTAGCCAAGTTGGTTAAGGCACCGAACTCATAATTCGGCTATTCGTAGGTTCAAGTCCTACCTGGTGTACTACACATCTGTAACTCAGTTGGTTAGAGTACCTGCCTTATATGCAGAGAGCCGAAGGTTCAAGTCCTTCCAGATGTACTATGTCTCCATCGTCTAGTGGCCTAGGACTCTGCCCTTTCACGGCAGCAACACGGATTCGAATTCCGTTGGAGATGCAGAAACTATATTAGGGTATAATGAATATATGATTAATAAAGTTATACCTCACTTACTTACATACCCTAGAAGCGGATCTCACTACTTTGATGATATGCTATATGAAGAAGAAAAAATTCATTTTACTAAATCTCATTATTTAGATCAACTGTTTGATAGTGATGGCAACAAGAGAAGAACAATTATAACGATAGCAAGGGACCCTCTTGACTCTATTTCCTCTTATTTAGCACTAAATGATTATCGTTATAGTTTCGAAGACGAACGAGTATTTCTTATCAAGGAAAAAATAGCAGAATATGTTCTGATGTATTCTTTTTTATATTATAATGCAGACTATGTTATCGATTTTAATGACCTAGTAAAACATCCAAAACCCGTAATAAAAACAATATTAGGCTTATTAAACATAGATAAAAATACATACAAATGGTTTGATGAAAGTGATATTGAAAAATATAAAGGCTTTAAGCCATCAAGCAAATCTTTGTCAAGTTATGATAGGGGCATGTTAGATGGTTTTGACATTAGTTTATGCTATTACTACTATTATAAACTTTTAGAAAATAAAATTATAATTTAGTCTTACTTGTAACTTTACAAACCTGCCGTATTAATGTATAATAGAAGTATAACTACCGCATACTACAAACCTCTGTAGTTCAGTGGACAGAACGTTGGACTTCTAAGCCAAGCGTCGCAGGTTCGATTCCTGCCAGGGGTACATGGTATAATTTAATTACCTAGATAACAGAAAGAGACAACTCATGAGCGAAGAAAAGTGTCCTTACACTGGACAAACATATACAACTAAAGCCAGAAACAATAAGGACTGGTGGCCTAATCAATTAGACTTATCGTCATTACGAAAGCATTCAGAAAAGTCTGACCCTATGGGAGATGATTTTGATTATGCTAATGAGTTTAATGCTTTAGATCTTGATGCTATTAAGTATGATATCAATACACTTCTGACTACCTCGCAAGATTGGTGGCCTGCAGATTACGGTAATTATGGACCATTCTTTATTCGTATGGCATGGCATTCTGCAGGAACATACAGAACTACTGATGGTCGTGGCGGTGCAGGAGAAGGCTTACATAGATTTGCTCCACAAAACTCTTGGCCTGATAACGGTAACTTAGATAAGGCCCGTCGTTTGTTGTGGCCTATTAAGCAGAAGTATGGTAAGAAGATTTCATGGGCAGACCTAATGATTCTTGCAGGTAACGTTGCTCTTGAGAACATGGGATTCAAGACATTTGGTTTTGCTGGTGGTCGTGCAGATGTTTGGGAATCAGATGATACATACTGGGGTACAGAAAAAGAATGGCTTGCAGATAACCGTTACAGCGGAGACCGTGAGTTAGAAAATCCTCTTGCTGCAGTACAGATGGGTTTGATCTATGTAAACCCTGAAGGACCTAATGGAAACCCTGATCCAGTTCTTTCTGCAAGAGACATTCGTGAAACTTTTGCTCGAATGGCGATGAATGATGAAGAAACCGTTGCACTAATTGCAGGTGGTCATGCATTTGGTAAGGCACACGGTGCAGGAGATCCTTCACATGTTGGTCCAAACCCAGAGGCTGCTCCTCTTGAAGACCTTGGTCTTGGATGGAAGAATTCATTTGGCAAGGGTAATGCAGAAGATACTATAACAAGTGGTATTGAAGGTGCATGGACTGCAACTCCTACTAAGTGGGACAACTCATACCTTAAGTTATTGTTTAAGTATGATTGGACACAAACAAAGTCACCTGCTGGTGCAACACAATGGATTCCAACAGATGAGTCTTCTGCTAATTTAGTTCCAGATGCACACATTGAGGGTAAGTTCCATGCTCCAGTTATGACAACTGCAGACCTTGCATTGAGGTTTGATCCTGAGTATGAAAAGATTTCACGCAGATTCCTTGAGGACTTTGACTACTTCTCAGATCAGTTTGCTCGTGCATGGTTTAAATTAACTCATCGTGATATGGGTCCAATTTCTCGTTATCTTGGCAAAGAAGTTCCTTCTGAGAGACTAATATGGCAGGATCCAGTTGGAGATGCTACACGGTACAGTCTAACGCAAGAAGATGTTGATGCAATTAAGGAAAAAATAATTAATTCAGGACTGTCGGTATCTGATTTAGTAACTACTGCTTGGGCATCTGCTTCTACATTCCGAAAGACAGACAAGCGTGGTGGTGCTAACGGTGCTCGTATTGTTCTTGCTCCTCAAAATACTTGGGCAGTTAATGATTACGATGCTATTGATAGGGTCGTAACAGTATTAGAAAAAATTAAGGAAGAGTTTAACGTTTCTCTCGCTGATCTAATTGTGTTTGCTGGTTTAGTTGGCGTTCAACTTGCTGCTCACAACTCTGAGGTCGGAGTAGTTATTAGTGCTAAATTTAGTCGTGGAGATGCAACTCAAGAACAAACAGATGTAGAATCGTTTGCAGTTCTTGAGCCAAAGTTTGATGCATTCCGTAACTACATTGATCCAAGCATTACTGCACCAGAAGAGGTCTTGCTAGTAGAAAAGGCAAACCTATTGGGACTAACTCCAGTAGAAATGGTTCTTCTCTTATCTGGAATGAGAATGCTAAGCAACAACAAGTTAGATAATAGTTATTTAATCAAACTGTTGTCCTATATTAATGCTGAAGAAGCAGTAGATGTTCCTCGTGTAGACCTTATTATTGCTTCTAACTCAGAACTTAGAGCGATTGCTGAAGTTTATGCTTCTAGTGATGCTAAAGAAAAGTTTGTTCGTGATTTTGTTTCAGCATGGACAAAGGTAATGAACGCAGACCTGTTTTAATATAAACAACCATAGTCCTGGGTATGACTTAAAACTACCCAATATTACTTTTTAGGATGATTTGGTTCGTATGGTGCAATCTTAGACTTAATGCGACCATCTTTATATAGTCTAACAATCCAACCATCTTTGATCTGAATAGGATTAAACACTGCTGCTTTTTTCTTTGGCATTACTTTGCCACCTTAAATGGAGAGTCAATCCAACTATCTGACTTAGCAACTGGAATACAATTTGGAACTGGCTTGCCATCTGCACCAGGCTTCATGCCTCTTTGTACATAGCCATCCCAGCAAGGAGCAGCCTTGCCCATCTGTGCATCATACATTGCCATAGCAACTTCTGAATCTTCAGTCTCAACCATTAGTGGTGGGATCTGTACATACATAGACATTGCACATGCAGTGTATAGTCTTGTTGCTTCCCATAATCCGCTTTCTTCTTGTTCAAATAATTGAATCATTACCGCAGGATTTTCTGCCGATGCTTCCATGTAATACTCTGTACCAGGGTTTCCAAGGGCACCTTCATACATGACATGAACAACCTGTCCTATGTGGGTATCTCCTTCTCCACCGTGTGAGGTCATTGCAAAGTCGCCTTCTTTTAGCATATAATAATTATACCATGTCTTAGAACTAACCCTGAGTAATCTCTGGGTCGTCAGAAAATGCTATGCTTGCTGAATGCCTTGGGCACATTGACTCAACGCTATGGACTACACCCTTTGGTATATACGCTGCATCTCCTTCACTTAACAATACTTCATAGTTTATTTCTTTATTGTCGTGAAAAATCTTCCATAGACTTTGCCCACTACCCTGAATAAATAATCTGTCTTGTTGGTCTGAGTGAACTGCGGGATCCCAAAACTCAGTACCCCATCCGTCTACACCATTATCATGTATTGTAAGTTCTTGTGGAGTCTTTTTGGGGTTGTCTGTATTAAATTTTGAAAAAAGGCTAGACAGATTATTGTCTGTCATTGCATTATTGTTTCTGTTTATAAAATGAATAATCATCATTGAAAAAAGTACATGCCCCTTATGAGATAAAGAAATATCTGAGACTGCTTTTTTGTAATACTCTAAAACCCTTGCATCATTTTCAATAACCATCGTGCCAAAGGAGTTGTAGACTATTGTTTCAGTTTCTTTTGCACGATCATAAAAATCGTCTATATCTTTCCAAGAAGGAAAATCTTTGTAGAAATTTTTTACAACATGCAGCCTTCTTTCTTTTGTGGCTGATATTAGGTCTTCTTTTGTCATTAAGGTCATATAAAATTATAGCACATAACTAGCCAGTTAGTCGGTTATAAGTTCTGATCCTGTGACAATTAGCGCAAACCACCTCACACTTTTCAATTTCTTTCTTGATAGCCTTCCACGAAAAACCATCGTGGATCATCCTTGATATATTGTACTTTTTGTCTCTTATGTGATCAAAATCTAAGATAATGTGATTACTTATACCACAGTCTACGCAGCCAGAATCTTCTTTTATCTTAGCAAGCATCTTCTTATACTGCTGCTTATTATAATGGTCCAACTCTTTGTCAGTCATTGCTTCTATTATACCCTGCAATATTAAGGCCCCACACAGGCAATTCACCTGACTTGCGCCACGGTCTCTATCCAATGGGTAACTAATCCATCACTAAGGTCCTGTGTGGGACAACTATATTGTAACATAACAATGGAGCAGTTTATAGACTTGCTCAGGTCTCCCAGGGTGCGACCCTGGCTTATCCGTACTCAGCAATAAGGTTGCTAAAAGCAACTGCATGTATCATGACGGAATGTTATCCATTATACTACTGAATTTCAATAGTCTTTGGAAGTTTGTCTTCTGGGATCTGCTTTTCAAGTTTGACATCTAAGATACCATCTTTAAATTCAGCCCCAATAACTTCAACGAACTCAGGAAGGGTAAAGATATCTGTGAACTTGCGAGCAGCAATTCCCTTGTGTAGATACTCTGCACCCTCTGGTAACTCAGCATCCTGCTTTTCGCCCTTGATTGTAAGTTTGCGATTGTCTAGCGATACTGAGACATCATCCTTAGAAAATCCAGCCAAAGCAAATGA